CCCTCTGGGCAATTTGTTGTTACTCCATTCTTGTCACCATCTAACAAAGCAGGGTTTCTAGAGATCCACAAATCACGGTGATAATAATTACACCCCGGAACAATCCCTGTTAAATAGTCTTGATCATAAAAAGGTACTTCGGGTATATCAACAGTAGGAATTTTGATCTTTGGGATCTTTATATCAGGCATTACATAGGCAGCCCAACCCCTGTTATTTTTGGCATCTTTTTATCAATAGCTTTAGGCATGATTTTAGTTAGATCATCCATTAATTTATTTTTAAGTTGTACTTCAAATTGTGGGCTGCTTACATAGCGATAACCAAAGAAACCACCCGCCAGAACTAAGACCATAAAAGCCGAGTTAACGTAAGTAAGAATCTTTAAAACCATAATTAACAATCAGATAAATCTACCCCTAAGCTAGAACCCACGTTTTCCCCTAATCGTTGAGCGCGGTTCCTTACAAATGGCTCAAGTAAAAAACCAATAATCGGTATATTAGAAAGCTTTGAAGCTCCCGCCGCACCTGCTACCCCAGACGCAACAAGGCCTCCATTATTACGACCTATAATTTCAGCTTCTAAGCACTTCATATCAATCTCCTGTCTTTTTTCTGTTGGGATATGTGGGATATATTCTTTATGGATATATGAGGTGTCTTGCTTCCCGTTCCATTTGCTTTTTGTTTGATCGCTAGAAAACATGACAGTCTTAGGCGAGTTCATATTTAAAGTCATCATCACGTCTAATTTCTCCCCATCCTTTGTATATCGCAATTGGCTTGCACTATCTCTTGATGTGGCTAGGCGGCTTAAATCGGGTATTCCATTATTAGCTTTTGATAGAAGAGACATTGAAAGGAACGACTGTCCAATCAAGCCAAGACCTAGCAAACCGGGTAAAAAGTTTTCTTTCATTTATTTAAAAGGCAATGCTCTACCCGTTGCACTTGGTAGTTTCACCTGTTGTTTAATTTGATATTGGATAACGTCGATCATTTGATCCTGCAAACTAGCAATCATTTGATTCATAAATTCAACACGCTTCACATATAAATAACCACCACCCAAAATCATGGTCAAAGACATAGCGAAAGATGCAACGCTAATCCCATCTAAAATTTTTCTTACCATTAAAACTCAAGCCTTGCAGTCATACTTTAATAGGCCTGCTTATGAATAGCAAGCTAAGACCAAGGTTTGCCCGTTCCTGTAACTGGTGTATTCAATACATTAATTTGATTTGTAAGGCTAGTTTCAACCGCTGTAACTTCTGTAGCTCCTAAAGTATCTTTTACCCATGTCAAACAGTCAGACTCTGATAAACCATCATAAGCCTTGAAATCACTTGGCAAGCTAGAAGGTTTAGTAAAGTTTACTTCCCCTGTAGCCCTTGCTTTTTCTGTTCCATCATCAAGCCCCTTGACCCGATAGATCACTTTATTAACAAAGCCATCCGATAAAGATCTTTCTAGTGTGTTTACTTCCCACGTAGACGTAATAGCCATGATTTAACCTTTTAATTAAGAGTTTAGTTTAAACAGATAAATGATTTTTTTCTATTTCCATGGGAAATTATTATTTAGTCTTGTAATTGTTCCATTATCTTGTTCAGTTAGAGAAGCGCTAATTTCATTCTCAATAGCTGTAACCTCGGAGGTTCCTAAAATATTTTTCACCCATGTAATACATTGATTTTCTGTTAAATCATTAAATGCCTTATAGCTTTCACTATTAGCACTATTTAAAGTTGTAACACCTGTTTTAAATGCAATTTGGTTTTTTTGATTGCTTGATTGATTTTTTTCCATTGCTACCCATCCAATTTTTTTACAAACATCATTAAGCTCACCTTCTGTGTTTACCTTATCAATACAGTGAACAATCCAAGTTAAAGCCATGATTTTTTAAAAAGTAGATAAATAAATTCTACTCATCTGCCGTTCTAGTGGATGGAAATTGTCTTGCATTACCGGGCCACATAATTCTAATTGAACCAGCCCCGCCGTTATTACGATCACTTGCTGAATCACCAGAACGACCGCCACCGCCATAAGTTCGACTTGATCCCCCTGAGCCAGGGCTACCATTACCGCCATTAGTTCCGAGGCCTCCACCTGAGCCGCCAGAACCGTTTGATCCACTTCCTAAAATGCCAACTCCGCCCCCGTCACCTGAAATATCCCAACCTGAGCCGCCGCCGCCGCCGCCGCCGCCAGAACCAGCATTACCATTATCGTACTCAAACATACTATCGGTTTCACCACCATCACCGCCACTTCCCGAATACCCCCCTGCGCCCCCCGCACCTGACATTCTCCCGCTTCCTGAACCATAGTTATAACTATATCCGCTAGATACATCCGAATTACCTCCTGAGCCTCCACCGTCTCCATGCGTACTAGAAGTAAATACACCGCCAGCATGAACATATCCGGGTGTGTTTGCGTCTCCATAGCCTGAACTACTTAGATCGGTTGCGTTTCCATAACCATCACCATGATTTGCCGTTACGACTACTTGAGAAGCTGTACCCGCGTTAAATGTCATTGTTGAAGTTACCCCGTTAGTTTGACCGCTATTACTATTTCCCCCTCTCCCTACGGTATAAGCGCACGTAGAGCCGGGCGTTACCGATACATTATTTCTATATGCAAGCGCACCGCCTCCACCTCCTAAATACTGACCGCCGTAACCGCCTCCACCTACTGCAACAACAGAAATAGAAAACACACCAGCGGGAACAGTCCAATTTCCAGCACCAACAGATAAAACTTGTTGCCCCGGATCAGCTTCAGGAACACTCCCACCAGATCCTAAGAACATTTGTTGTATTGGCATCAGCTCAAGCCCGCACCTGAGATGTAGGCAGCATCAGAAGCAGCAAACATCATAGTAACCATTCCTCTTCCAGCTAAAGTTCTGCTACCTGCTGAGCCATCTCCTGCGTTATATAAAGTAAATCCAGAACCTGCCGTAATTGTTTGATTTGATCCACTTTGATTTATAATGCTAACTGCATCTCCTTCTGCAAATACTGAATTAGGAACTGTCACACCGCCCGTAGTTATACGAATACATTTACCAGCATCACTAGCAACTAATGTATATGCACTTGTTTTTGTATCATTAGGTATAGAACGCAGGTTGCCTTTGCTGTCTGATACCGTTCCAGCAAACGTGGCTGATTGATCAGTGCCTATTTGTAAAGCTTGTGTAAGTGTTCCGCCTGTTGTTTTGGTGCTTACTATAAAAACACCACCGTTACTACTTTCTGCTACTTTTATTTCTCCTGCATTAGCAACAGAATTAGCTGTAAATTGTATTTCTGGGGCTTGACCTTGGTTTGTAAATAAGGCTGAAGCACCAGTGTTAACATGTATTCTTGCTCCCGTTGAAGTCGTCTCAACACGCTTTGTATTGTCGAAAAAGAGTTCAACAGCTCCGTCTTGAGCAAAGGTTGCACTATTTCCATTTAGATCTCTTATGTTTAAATTTCCTGTAATAAAATCTAAGTAGGAGTGGCTTCCAGTATGGAAGAGTTGGAGATCTGACCCTGCACCAATTTTTAAGTAAGCATCTGAATTTAGTTCTAAATTTCCACCAACAACAGCCTTACCATTTACAGTGACACCCGTTGAAGTTGTTTCTACACGCTTTGTACCGTCGAAATAGAGCTCTACACCTTCAGTACTTTTAAATTCAGCCATCATAGCTGACATTGAGCCAGCTCCTTTTATTTGGATATTACTATTATTAGTACCTAAAATTAAAGGTCCAGTCCCGTTGTCGTAAACATATGACGATGAGCCATCATGGTAGAGCTGGAGATCATTCCCTGTCCCAATCTGAACCTTTAGATTATCGCCAAGACTCTGACTCCCTGTAAACGTATTAGCTCCTAAATTTGCTTTAAGTGCATCTGCTGTATCTACATAAGCCTTAACTGATTGTTGACTAGGAGCCACAGTTGCACTATTACTTGCAAAATCATCTTCATCTAGTAAATCAACTACAAAATCAATCGTTCCGTCTGAATCTTGATAAGTAACAGTAATTCCAGTTTCAGTATTTCCCGTTAACATTCCACCGACAAAGTCTTCAACCTGTTCCTCTGTTAATTGTGTATCAGTATTAGAAACTGTATTTGTGAATGTTATTTTGTCGCTTGATCTTGCAATAGATAAACCCGTACCAGCTTCTAAAACAATGTCATCAGTACCTGAACCGCTACCCCCTGCTGTAAGCCTGATTTTTTCTTCGTCTGTGTTGTCACCGTCAACGCATGAAATCGCATAAGTTGTATTAGCTGCATTAGCGTCTACGTAAGCCTTAACTGATTGTTGACTAGCTGCTTTTGTCGCGCTGTTTGTTGCAAAGTTATCCTCATCTAATAGATCAGAAGTAGTAAGAGCACTATTTAATTTCGTATGATCCGCATCTGTAAATTTATTAGAATCTGTTGCGCTTTCTATTGCAGCCGCGAGTTGATCCGCAGTTATTGCCCCGGTATTTCCATTAACGCTCGTTACTGCATCGGTCGGGGTGGATAGCTCTGTAAAATCTGCCATTGAATTGGCTGTTCCATTATTTTTCATATATGTCTTGCTCTGATCAGATCTAACTACTACGTCGCCTTCTTGCGTTGTTAAGGCCAGCATTGCCGTTTCGTTGGCTGCTGTCTGGATTGTACTTAATGCAATTGCGCTAGCCGTTATTACATTTGACCCGCTAATTGAAACGCCTGTTCCTGCTGTATATCCTCCAGATCCGGGGGCATACGCCAGCGAAGCCCACGCCGTTGATCCATCTCCAATTTTATATTTTTTAGTATCACTTTCCCATCCAACCTCTCCAGCTAATAAAGTTGGATTTGCCGTTGTCCATGCCGAGGCGGTATCTATTCGTTGTTGAATTTGTACCTTTACTGTTGTGCTCATACTCCTTTGGCGTTACCACCTTTTAAAAGATATTCTAGGTCAGAACTTGAATGTCCTGCACCGTCCTTACAAAATAAATAGAACGGAGAAGTGCCATTAGCGAAAAAGGAATCATCAACTGTTTCAGCCGTTGTATTAGCACCCCCACCGCTACTTAAATTATAGGTAAGGTCAACCCCTGTTAATACGACTAAGTTAATTTCTATATCATGGAACACGCCTCTTTGTGTTTCCGCTGGTGTATCAACGTACCTATAAAAACTTGTACTCTGTGTAATATTTGCCCCGCCAAAAACAGCAGATGGAATTTTAAACTTGCTATGTGTTCCTGCTGCGTCTAAATAGTGCTGCCGGAAAAGCGAAACTTCCGTCTGAGTGAGGTCTGTATATCTAAAAGTTATTGCATGACCTGTTAAAACATTGCTTCTTCTAAATCTAATAGGTCCACTAGATAACGTGCCTGATTCACTAACATTTAAACCGCCGATGTTATAGCTAATTGAATTTGGTTTCCTATCGTCTGGGTAATCGTTCATTTTCTAAATTGTATAAGGAGGCAATAATTCAAGACTTACCGTCATATTAATAACGCCGTTCACTTCTTCCATTGTTGGACTGCCAGAATATCGCCACTTATAACCAGTAGGGAAAGTTAAGTTTGTTGCCGCTAAAGTTTCGGTTGCTAAATCGAAGGGCTCGAAGTTTCCATGAAATGCGAAATGACTTACTAATGCTTGTTGTTGAGCCCTAGTAACAGCAACAAACGACATTCTTAAACTATGACCATAAGAAACGCTTGAATGTCTAACCGCCGTTTGCTCTCCTGATAAATGACCAAGATTACTAGAGGCAACAGAACCGGGGGTATAAATTCTGCTAGAGGGTGTTAATGATGATGGGAAATCAGAAGCCATAATTTTTATTCAGGGTTAAAACCATCATCACTACCCGTGCGGCCCTCCCATGTGTCGGCAATTATTAACAAGCTAGGGTCATTTGTAAATTCCCACTTTCCGCTTATCTCCCAATAAGAACCCACGCCAACGCATCCGAAAGTCATAAAAGGTTGAGGAATCCCCATGCAACCGCCAGCTAGACCATCAGCCCCTATACCTCCAATCGAAAGGCTACCCCCACCGCATCCGCTCATCTGCGTCGTTTTAACTTTTGAGCGCCAAGGTTCAGGCCCGGGGTTTGGATGGTAGAAAGTTCCAGAATTGCCGCCACTTAAAGAAGTAGAACTAATATGACAACCCCACGCGCCGCCGATATTTAGATAATTAGTAAAGCTAAACCAGTTACTAGTTATATTTGTAATTGTTGTTGTACTATTTGCCAAGGCAGGATCACATTGATAACCATCCCAGACACAAGTTTGATTACTATGTCTTGTTATCGTTCCAACCCATCGAGCCTTATTGTATGAGGTCACATCAGGTTCTATTGCGTTCCCTGTTTCACCTATAGGCGAAGGCGTACCAAAACCATCATCTGAACCCGGATCAGGACAAGACCATTCAGCCCCAACTATGTGGTCAATATCATCAGTCGTCATTTCATAACTACCCGAACCAGTATCAGAAGCAACACAGTTAATAATTGTTTTGACGTTATCAGGGACAAATTCACCAACGGCGGGGCCATCTTTCGGCCTTCTATAGAAGCAAACCCGACCGCCCGCACAAGACCCACCCGTTGCCGTAATTGTGTCACCTACTTTTAAGGGGTCGCTATTGGTCCGGTCATCTGTTAAACCCGTTGCAATATCACTATCAAAAGGATCATTTGCATTTCCGAGATCATCTTCAAAGTCTGTTGATTCGTCAAAGTCTCCCATATCCCAGTTTGTATTACCGAGAGAAGACCAAGTAACACCGTCGTCAGGAATAAACCCTGTACCATTGTTTGAATGACAAGTTAGATCATTTCTACTTGTAGCGATAACAGTTCCTACAGGAGTAGCAGCAGCAACCGCCCTAGCAATAATTGACCTCTTGGAACTATCAACAGGGAAATGTACAAGGTCTAATTGAATAACCCCCGTAGTACTTTTTTCAATCCGTTCTGTTTCATATAAATAGTCGTGATAATCAACAGTACCCGCGTTCGTTTCCCTTCTTAGTTTGACTCTGACAATATCGCCTAATGCAAGAGTGCTATTAAAGGTAGAGGGCCGAACTCTTATGCGCAGAGTATGTGTAATGTATTTTCTTTTTGCTATTTGATAAGCGCCATATTTAACCGCGTGAGTTTCTGAGCAACACCATTGCGAAAGGTCATATTGAATAATGACAGGATCAGTAACACCCGTTCTTTTTACCTCCGCTGTCCTAATAATTGGTAAGTCATTATCTGGCTGTTGCTTCCACATCACTAAAGCTTTTGCATCTTGTCTTTCACTGATTGGGATATATTCAATCTCAAAACTACCGTCTAATATATGGTCTTCAGAAAAGCCATAAACCGGACTAATAGACCCAGTTGAATTAATAGTATGGTCAGCATTAACAGGAAGCCGAGGCTTAAAGCATTTTTTCCCATCTTTCTCAGATAAACGCAGTAAAAACTGATTACCTGTTTTAGTTAAAAAATCTTCTAAGTTTTCACTGGTATTAAAAACGCCATTACATAAAAAATTATTCGTATTTAGGAAGTTGGCGGCACTGGTCATTAATGTATTGTCGATTAAATCATCAGGAAGCCTGTTCGATTCTTTGATTAAATAAATAGCTAAATCAATAAAGTTATTACTACTGCCTAATTGACTATCTAAAATCCTTGTTACTTTTAACCCATTCTCAACAAAAACATAACACTGACGATCCCATGTCGTATCTCCATCCGCTGCCGTATTTGTAAAAGAAAGAACAGTTAAATCAGTAAAGACTGCATCAGTGCCGCAATAAGAAGGGATATTTTGCCAAGGAGTTTTATTAGCAACTGTTGTTATATTTGTCGCTGGTGTCCAATTGGAAGCCCTTTGCCCATAGGCTCTTTTCCACGTTCCAACCCTGCAAGCTCTTTGATATAGCTGGTTTGCTTTTATATCTCCTATTTGACCTTGACTAAGAATTAGTTGAAAATTAACCGTTAATTCATTTGTCGTTGAATCATTAACAAACCTGCCAGAACTAGCACCCGGCGCAACAAATACCCCTCCCACCTCAGAAGATCCAACGGTTACACGACGAGCAAAAACGATTGGGACAGGCTCGCCAATATTTATAGATCTTTGCCTCACGTCTAATTTAGTATTGCCAATTGCTGCGCCTTCTTTTAATCCTTCATCACCCGTTAAGCCTGATTGATGAGGCAATAAAGAAAGAGGATCAGAAACCGCTAATCTTCTAATATGTGGTATTGAGGGTAAATTGATTTTCATAATCTGATTGGGTTACCTATTAAATCAGTCGTGAATTTACGCGGCGGGGCCGATGCTCCCACGGGTGACAAACTAGAACCAATCTTTACATTTAATGTTGTGAAATCTCCCCCTATACTTACAATCACTCCTAAGAAATTGACAATAAGATTTTGACCTGATTGTGGCGCAACATTAGATAATCTAGAATCAAATTCGTACACCTTCAATTCGACTAAGTATTCATTATTTAATGCTTCCGTCAAAGCAGAAATAGCGGTTGTAGTCGCGGGACAAGTTAAAGAAACTGTATTACCTCCGCTTGCACTTGATGACATCAAACCATCAGCAGTAAACGGGAAATAAGCCCAACTTTTAGAACTGAGACTAATAGTTGAATTGACATAATAAGACTGCCAAAGTTTCTTATCGGTTCCCCCCGTGTAGATCCTTAAATACTGCGCCTGTCCTCTGTTACTCATTAGCTAATCCCCTGAAAACGACGACCGCCAGATGTCCTTGAATTACTAAAGACAGTTGAAGTGTAAGCAGATAAAGCCGCTTCTAAATCTTCTACGGTTACATATTGCTGCCCTTGCATCTGCATTACTGGGCCTGTTTTAATGTTGATGTTTGGGCTACCTCCAGAAACAAAACCACCCTCCGCAAAACGTGGAATAGCTGCCCCGCCTCTCATACCTGAAAGATAGTTATTAATAAAACCGCCCATCTTGTGACTAGGGATTATATACTCCGAGCTTTTCCCTTCACCTACAATCGCAAGTTGTCCTCCTTGGGGGATATATCCACCCTCTGCATATCCTGAAACTGTTTGTCCTCCTGAACTACCCGAATTATTGCCGCCACTCATCGCAGCGCGTCCTCTTCCTATAAGTCTCATTACATTATTCCACCATTCTTTTAATGCGTTAGTGACTGAATCAATCATCCTTTTAATTTGCTTTGGTATAAATTCAACCGCCGCTTTAAATGGGGCAATAATAATATCTTTGACCTGAGACCACTTTGTTTTAAATACCTGTACGAACTTACCCGCTACATCTCCAATACCTTGAAAAGCATCTTTTATAAAATTACCTACTGCGCCGCCTATCGTTTTTGTTAAATCTAAAACTCCTTTTCCAATATTTACAAAGACTTCTCTAAATCCTTTAAATTTCACTAAAGCAGCAATTAAACCACCAACAGCAATCGCACCAAGAACAAACGGAGCTGCAGGTCCAGTGAATACAGCTGCAACTACTAAACCAACCGCCTTGATCTTTGCGAGTACTCCGGCAAAAGCAGCAACAACTGGTCCCATAGAACCAACCCAACCTGAGATTACAGCTACTAAACCAGCGGCCTTTAAACCAGCAATAGCAGTGCCAATCGCACTAAACGCAGTTACTGCTATACCAATCGGAACAACTAAGGCAGTTGCAGCAATTACTAAACCACCAAAGATAATAATCAACCCTTTAATAGGACCGGGAATCATGTCAAAAATCTGAATCAGCTTTGTCAATCCTTGAACAAGTGGAGTGATAATAGGAACAAAAACATTCCCGATTGTTGTCGCTAAATCCAACTGCGCTTGTCTGAATAATTTAAACGAGTCAGGTGGTGGTGCTTTTAACTTCTTCAAACGATCCATCGCTTTAATAACGACTTCTGTTGTTAACAACCCATCACCCGAAGCCTCCTTCAACCCACTTATGGCAATCCCCAGTTCATCTGCTACAGCCTGACCAACAGCAGGTAATCTTTCCATTACACTTCTAAACTCATCACCTTGTAGAACACCAGAACCCAATGCTTGACTTAACTGGAGCAGAACGCCATCCATATCAGCAGCCGTTAAATTCATCCTTAAACCAGCTTGGTTTACACCTATAAACGTGTTCTCTATATCTTTTAAAGATATATCCATCGGCCTTAATCTTGCATATAAATCGGCGACTGCTCTTGCCGTCTCTGTTTGCCCCATCCCAAACCTTTTAGCTGCATCAGACGCAAATTGAGTCACTTGAGCAGTTTCTTTGTAATCCGTAGCAAGGGCCGCGATTGTCTTTGATGTCCTTTGCGCGAATATCCCTGCTCTAACAAAACCAGTCGCTGCTGCAGTTGCACCCAAAGAAGCCATTACGCCTCCGAGTGAACTAGATGCATTTTTTAAACGATTAAATGCACCCCTTGTTTTCTTTGCTTGTCCAGACAATGTATTTAAGTTTTTTCCTAATCGCCGCAGTTCCTCTTCTCCCTTTACTAAGGCTCTTACTTCAAGAGAAGTCACTGACTTCATATTAAGAGACATCTTTTTTGCTACGTTCACTTAGTATCTCTATTATTTTACCTTCTATTACTTGAACGTCCGATAATAATTCCAACGGCTCTTTTATATTGCTTAACTCCATCACCGTAAAAAGAGGATTGTAATCAAGACCAAGAATCACACCTTGATCTGTTCTCCATTGCGTTTGTACACGCAAAAACATTTCTACAGCAGGTTGAGCTTCTGGTATTACCTCAAAATATTTAGACTTTACAGGTTGATCAAGAATCACAATTCCTAAGACGGCAGCGTCATCTTCAGTCTCGTCAACCTCTACACCATCACACCAATGCTCCGCTGCTTCTATTAGTTTTTTGATTTCGCCTCAATTAATGATTCAAAGTATGCTTCGATGATTGCGCTTGCAAGCATTGGTACTTCAAGGATTTGCTTCCTTGTTTTATTAGTAAAAGGCACATCGTTTCCTTCTTCATCTTTAACGTCAGTCCAACCAACTAATACTTCTTCGGCGATAGAAATATCCGTTACTCCACTAAAATCTTCTTCACCATCTTGTAATGCTTTGATCCTTTTTTGTACGGAAGCTTGCAGTTCGTTTATACGAGTTTGTGGAAGTTGTTTAAACTCCGCATCAAATGATTGTTCTTTTCTTGTGCCGTTTTCAGGGATATAAAAACTAACAGGCCAGCTAGTGGTTGAACCTGCTTTCTTAAAAACAAAGGACATAAAAACTTAATAGGACTAAGTAAGCCTAGTAAATCTTAATATTATTTCAAGAGGGTTACTGGAAAGTTAGTGCAATCTCGTCATTACCAGTTGCAGAAGGAGTTGGAATAAACGGAAGGTTCAACATCACAATTCCATCAGACTCAGAGTAAGAAGGGTTACCAATATCACAAACAGGCATTAAACAACCGATACGATTTCCAGCAGTTCCACCATGCAAGAAGGATATCTTTCCAGTTGTATCACTATTGGCAACGCTAAAGAAGTCTTTTTGAGCCATAGTAGGTGCCTCCAAAACCGCTTCTCCTGATGGAGATCTGTTAGTAAGGATGACACTCTTTTCTGTTCCTACAAGCTCTCTAGAAACAACTTCGTTCGACATATCAACAGATATTGATTGTATCGCTGCAGAATCGTAATCCAAGAAACTTGTCGCTGTTGTATTACCTGCCTTAAATAATACTGGTGTCGATTGATTTGAATAGGTTGTTGATGGTAACGCTACGTCGGTCGGAGCATTATATATACCCGTCATTGTGAAATTAATTGTTGGTATTTCACCAATCGCTAAATTAACACTAAATGAACCTCTACAGCCTGTGCATACGTGCCTTACGCCACTTACATTGACATAGATAGTTGTTGATTCAAAGCTAGAACTTACAGGAAGATATTTAACATTAGCAGCGATAGAATAGCCACTACTTGCACCCGGCACGAAAGTCGCCGAGTCCGGCTTAACTGTGCACACTTTTGACGTACCATTGTAATCGACAATCAAACCTGAGTGACCATTACCAGTTCCTGAAGTGATAGATACGACCATGCCATTGTAATAATCATCAACCGCACTTGCACCACTCGCTAAAGTAATTGAACCCGCAGAACCCGCTTGAGAACTACCAGTTATAGCACTTCCTGTGGTTGTAGGAGTCATTCCACATGCACGTAAAAGACTGTCAATTCTAGAAGCTGTTCCTGCACTTCCACTTCCAGCTAGCTCAACCTCGAAAGTTATCCCAACTCTTGTATTCGCCAAAAGTTGATCGCTGTTTCCGAGATATGCCCTAATAACATCTCTACTAACAGTCTCAGCTTCAATAGGAGAGATCTCTAGGTTTCTAACCAGACATGCATCTGTTCCTGCAGGTGAAGACGAGGAACCATATGAACTTTCAAGCTTTGTCTGTAATAATCTAGATCGAGAAAGTAGAGCCATTCGTTGTCAGCCTCAAGCTTTGAAATCAGTTATGTATATATTAGACAGGTTCTCTCGTCGACGTATTAACTAGCAAGGCTCGTCAGTGATGTTCGATATCTGATCGCATAAGTGCAAGTTACAATTCCCGTTGGTTGATCTGAATCTAGAAATTCCCACTCCATTGATTGAGGTCTTACGTCAATTGCATATCCACCAAGGGTTAAGTCACTAACAACTTTTGCATGTAATGATTCAACAATAGGATCGGCAGCTTCCGAAGGTGTTGTGCTGGAGCTACCAGAAACAATGACAGAAATAGTGACAGTTAAAGTCCAATCAATCTTTGGTAAAGAAAGATTTAGGTCGGCATTATCGTTTAGAGGTTCTATTACTAAACAAGGCAGCTCATTCCTGTTTGCAAGAGGAGTGACACGTTCTCTAAAAATCCTCGCCCCGACATTTGTCGTGCCTGTAAGAACACTCTTAAGTTCGTCTAATATGTTTTCCCTGATTGTGGTCATTAAACCTTCTGTAGTGAAATTTCAACAAAAGAACCATCGTCTTGAAGTCTCGTTTCTCTTACTTCATAGTTCTGAGAATCAACAGTGATCGCATCCCCTGAAAGTAGACTTCCAAAGTCACTGGCCTTTGCTGTTAATAAGTAATCAGTTGTAAGGACCATATCTCCCGCTAATACCTGAGAAGGCTGATCCAATATTCCCGACGCAGTCGTACTCCCGGATGTACAGGAAACCCCGAAATCCGAAAGGTACGCGCTTAAATCATCATTGATTGCCATCTACTTCAACCTTTGCTTTCTTGGCCTTTGCCTTGGGTTTAGGAGGGCATGCAGGTGCTTCATCTTCTGCCGTTGCTTCTCTAGCTTTTCCCATCCCTATCAAGATGGATGCATCCTTATCACTAACGTCATATACAGAGCCAGCATCTAAGGCTTGACCGCTAGCAATCACACTGCGAGTAGTAAAGATTTTCATGGATAAAAAAAGGGGGCCGTAAAGACCCCCAATAAACAATTAAGTCGTAATATCGAGACAAGCAGCGAAGGACTCGGCGTGTCTTACGGCGACGTCATAGGTAATGATCCCTCTAACGGAAGTAAGAGCTTTTGCAAAGTCGTCTGACTCTTCTCCTACAGTTATTTCCAAGCCTGATCCCCAGAAACCGACTGAACACTGGCTGAAATCACCCATCAAAACAGCAGAGCAAACACTGGAGCTAGATCCCTTAGTTAGGTTGCTAGGTACTTGGTTTGTAACGGCTAAAGGATAACCATTTACAGAACCCGGAGTGCCACCGCGACCAAGAGAAGCAGGATCAGTATTCCAAAGGAAGGAACCATCGCCAGAAGCAGAACCACCCGCACGTAATTTCTTCAATTCTGCGAGTACTTTTGCGTTGGTCACATAGGCCATGTTGTCTGAAACATTGCCGTTATCAATCAAAATTTGCTCTTCTAGATCGACCAAAGCTTCGATCGTTACAGCACCTCCATTTGTGCCAATTGCTACACTACCAATTCCACTGGTTTGCATAATTCCTGTGGGCGCACCACTAGAACCTGCCCCATTGAGGATTCCTAAATCAACAGCAGTATTCAAACCATCAGTAAGGTCTGTTCTAATTAACTCCTCGATTCCGGGAGTTGCTGTTAACAATGTTTGCCTAGAATATTTAGAAAGTGCCGCGAGATTTTTTGGTGTCATTGTCACCTGATCAAACGTGCTTTCTGCCTGTGTTATCGCTGTAGTTTCACTCGATAAGTAATACGTACTGCTCACACCTGACCTTCTAGGAATCGCGACATCACCGACGAGGCCCGGAAGTGCCTTTACACCTAGAGACATCATCTTCGACTGATTTCGTAACGCCTCAATGAAATCTTGATCGTACAAATCAGTGGCGACTAAATTGCCTCCTGTAGTAGCTCCCGAAGTTACGTATGTCGCCCTTTTTGATAAAGCAGTAAATGGAACAAAGAAAGAACGCTCTGCTGAACGCTTCAATCCACTTCTCTCTACTTCTTGAGACAATTCACGAACATAACCTGCTTCACTCCAGTCACCTGTTAAGGCAGCACGAATACCAGAAACGAGACTATAACGCTCTTGTTGTTTCTGATCTAGTTCTACTGGGCTGACAGTTTCGACAGGCTTCTTTGCTATTTCAGCAAGTGCTTTAGCACGAGTTTCTTCGATACTCATACCGTTGTCTTCTGCGGTTTTTGCAAGCTCAGGAAGCTTGTGTGTTGCACATAGTTCTCTAATAGATGCAACGCGGGCACGCTCTTTACTAAGTACAGATTTCTCTGTC